CCAATTTTATAACAACAGGAGTTTAAATTGAAGAAAAATATTAGTGTTTTTTTAGTTAGTATGTTAATTGGTGCTTCAGCATTTGCAGGTGGTTATGCATCATTGGAATATTCCGATGAAAGCAATCGTTTAACAGGTGCAGAAAATGTTAACCATGGCGTAGTCATTGGCAGCAAAATGGATACTGTTGACTACAGCATCAAAATGGCCAACAGCCAAACCGAAATCGGCCGTGGATCAATTTCTGAAGCGCTTGAAGTTCGTGCAAAGAAAAGCTTTGGTGCATTGTATGTTGGTGGTCGCTTAGGTGAAAGTATGACAAATTCAACTCACTTCAGCTACTATGCTGTTGATACCGGTGTCAAGATTCCTCTTGTAGCTGGTCTCTCAGCAGATGTTGGTGTACGTTACCGCAATGCATTTGAATCAGGTAAATTGTTTGAAACTACTCGTGTTCACACTACAGTAGGATATCCACTTACTAAAAAAGATTCAGTTTCAGTTCGCTGGAGCCGTAGCTACGGTGATCAAGAAAAAGACGGTGTGCGTTTGCAATACACTCGTAGTTTCTAATCTACTAAATAAATATATGGGTTAGGTGGGGCCCATTTAAAAAACCACCGCCACACTTACACACCACACAAGGAAAAAATATGTCAAACATGACACCATTTGAAATTCGTTTAGAGTTATTGAAAATGTCGAGAGACATGCTATATGATGACTATCACGCACAAACCAATCGCCTTCAACAAGAATGGCACGTTGTGTGTGATACAGCAAAGGCCAAGGGTGAAACGCCACCCAAATATCCGGCTTTGCCAACGATCCCCTCAGAAACAGACATAATCAGCAAGGCCGCGACCTTGAATGGATTTGTATCTAATATTTCCACGGCACCTGAAGTCAAGGTCACCAGAAAAACTGCCTGAGGGTTAGGGGTTTCCCCCACACACACAAGGAGTACAAATGAAGTTTTTACCAACTTTATTATTTTCATTATCGATAATGTTTTTACCTTTACCGGCACAAGAACAAACAATGACAATTGAAAGAACTGTTGCACAAGACTTAGGCAAACAAATGCTTTGCATGGCTAAAAATCTTTACTATGAAGCTGCATTTGAATCATATGAAGGTAAATTAGCGGTAGCGCAAGTTACAATGAATCGTGTAAACAGTGTACATTATCCAAAAACAGTATGTGATGTTGTATATCAAAAAACAGGTAGCACATATCAATTCAGCTGGGTTGGTGAAAATGTAAATGATATTAGGAACAAATATGCATGGGAAGAATGCCTAATTGTTGCAAGAAAAGCCTTGACAGAATCAATATTACATGATAGAATATACAATACGAAATCGATGTTCTATCATGCCACCTATGTTAATCCAAAGTGGAAATTGAAGTACGTTATAAAAATTGGAAACCATTTGTTTTATACGAAACATACGAAAGATTAACTGTGCCAACGAAAACCGAAATTAATGAATTTAGTGAAATGATTAGTAAAAATGTCAATGAATTGGGTGGCACCCATATGGATGCAATCGTGCATCATTGTGAACAAACAGGCATGGAAGTTGATGTAGCATCTTCTTTAATTTCCAGTGCATTGAAAGCAAAGATTAGAGAAGAAGCACAAGACTTAAATCTATTGAAGAAAAGTTCTAAATTGCCTCTATGACCGAAACGACAGGATTTGAAGCGTATGCCCTCTTTCAAAGCATTAAACTTCATTTTACTTCTGATTCTTACAATTTTTTTCGTTATAACGGAAAAACCAACGTATCAAAGGACAACTTTGCAAACAACAAAGCTAAATATTCTTTTTACAAATTATCACGTAAGTACAACATAGAAGAATTGAAGTCATTCTATATTGCCAATTTCTTGGAAACCAATGTTAATTGGGTAGGTGATATTTGTGGTATTGAAGGTGAAGAAAACCACAAGAAGTGGCAAAAAAGAAACCAGAGCTTGACATATCGCTTCGAACAAGATATAATGTCACTACTCAACACAACACAATCACCAAATGAAATGTTGATAGTTGTTGATGGACAATATCCATTGTTACTAAAAGAAATGACTCGTGGTAATATAATTATTGAAACGGTGTGTATATTAAATGACATTATGAATTTTCTGCCTATGTGGAACAAAAAAATATCAGACGATGTGATTTGGCCAACATACAAAAGAAAAATTGAAAAGTACACACCGTTCATTGTTTATGACAAANNTAAATTTAAATCTATTTTGAAAGAAAGTTTGAAAGAATATGCCTAAAATTAATTGCATCTATTTAGATATGGATGGCGTTATTGCAGATTTCGAAAAGAGATATTTGGAACTATATGGTGTAACACCACAACAAACCAGAAATGACAAAGAGTTCGGAGGATTCTTCGATAAATTTATTGAAGATGGTAATTTTGCAACACTTGAATTGATGCCTGATGCCATGCAATTAGTAATGGCTTTGCGTAATGCAGTACCACCTACTCAGATTCTATCATCCTCGGCCAATCCTAGGAGACATGAAGCAATCTCTAAACAAAAGATTGAATGGTTGGAAACACATGGGATTGACTTCCAACGTAATTTTGTTCCTGGCAAACAACTAAAGAAAAAATACGCAAGAACAGATACGTTAATCATTGATGATACCGAAAGTGTTATCGATGATTGGCGAGCTGCAGGTGGAGTGGCAATCTTTCACAAGAATGTTCAAGACACCTTGGTACAGTTAAAGTTTATACTTGACGAGACCTAAATATTATTATATAATGCATCATGTGGACAATCCGTTTATATTCCGTACATTCCGTTTATACTAGAAAGGTAAATCATGGTAGATTTTTCAAATCTTAAAAAGAGTTCAGGCAATCTGGACAAATTGAAANCAAAAGTGGCAGAGCTCAACGCCTCCACNGAAGGTAAATCCGANAAAGAAAANTTNTGGCGACCAGAAGTAGACAAAGCTGGCAACGGCATGGCTACGATTCGTTTTCTACCCGCAGCAGCAGTTGATGGTGAAGATGGTCTTCCTTGGGCTAAGATTTTCGAACATGGATTCCAAGGTCCTGGTGGTTGGTTAATCGACAAATGTTTGACAACCAAGAACCAACAATGTCCTGTATGTGAACACAACAACAAATTGTGGAACTCAGGCATTGAAGCAAACAAAGATATTGTACGCAAACAAAAGCGTAAACTATCCTACATTGCAAACGTGTATATCGTTTCTGATCCTAAGCATCCAGAGAATGAAGGACAAGTTAAATTGTTCAAGTTCGGTGCTAAGATTTTCGAGAAGGTTACAGAGGCAATGAATCCTCAGTTTGAAGATGAAACACCAATCAATCCGTTTGATTTGTGGAAAGGTGCTAACTTTAAGTTGAAGATCACTAAAGTTGCAGGTTATCAAAACTATGATAAGTCTGAATTTATGTCACCATCTGCATTGTTGGATGACGATGAAAAGTTGGAGAAAATTTGGAAGTCAGAATTCTCATTGAGTGAGTTGACTGCTGACAAAGAATTCAAGTCTTATGATATGTTGAAAACACGTTTAGATAAAGTACTTGGTTTGAACGATGAAGGTGATGCTCCAAGAGCACGTACTACAGTTGAACAAGCAAAGGCTGCACCTAAAAAGCCAGTTGAAGTTGATGTTGCATCAGATGACGATGATGATATGGCATACTTCAGCAAGTTGGCTGAAGATTAAACAAAAGCTCCTTTCTCAGAACTTTGTTTAGACCCCGCCTAGTGCGGGGTTTTTGTTTATACTAATACTGTAGAATCTCGAATCAAACGCATGAATGTTAATTCGTCATTACGTATCGATATCTCACTAGGTCTTAATGGATTTCCTTGTTGACTGTTTGATACATTGGTTGTATTGTTTACAACCGGTTTACTCACAGTAGTGGAGTTTGTATTTGTCAAATTGAGGTCAATGTTATTGTTTGTCAAACTTGACACTGGTGATGAAGCTGGTGATGGTGCAGAAGGTGTTGCCGATGATGGTGTCATTAGTCGTGGATCATTCTGCATTGTTGGACGCAAATTTGGTGTTGCACCACCAGACTGTGGATTGGTGAGTACTTGTGGAACAGCCTCCTGCTTTTTCTCAACAGGTTCCGCTTTTGGACCAGGAGGTATTATACCATACTTCTCAAATTCATCTAAATCATTTTTCGGTATTTTTGCTTCATTTCTCAAATAATCTCCAGCAGCTAAAGGACTATAAAGTGCAGCTGCTCGTGTCAAGAATGGCGCATCATCCATATATTTTCTATATTTCGTAAGCGATTTTTCATAGTTTGCTGCATCTTCTTCTGATTTGGGAGAATTTAATACAGCTGCAGCTAATGCAGTATCACTACCAATGTCTGATTGTAAGGCTTGACGTTGTTCAGGACTCATATTAGACAAAACATTTGCGGCCCCATAAGTTATTGCGGCACCACCAACAGCAACACCAGCAACAGTTAAACCACCAGATGTGGCAGCTGCACCAAGAGCTCTGGCACCGAATCGACCGGCACTAGACAATGCTGATGCCACACGCATACCTATTTTCTCTGCTATTTTTAAAAGGCTGTCTTTCATTAGGCCAACCAAATCAGCCAGACCTTTTAATTTTTCCCACATGTCAGCAAGAAACGAATTTTCTTTTACAGGTTCAGCTGAAGCAGTACCTGAATTAATTTGTTTCATTAATTTCTGTAATGTGTTAACCAATTCTTTGTGACGTTTTTCCTTTTCCATAGCAATTTCTTCATCAAAATTTTTAGATGTTTGTTTTAATCTAACATCTTCATCTCGACTATTTTTTAGGAATGAAAATATCTTTGATAGTTGTTCATTGATACCACCAGAATCACCGTCACCACCAAGTTTCTTCAATTTATCTGCTGTGTTTCTACTACCCACAACACTTCTGGTACGACCTGTAAAATAGTCAATGTCTTTTTGGTTACGACCAGTCATTTTACCAAACAAAGCCGGTCCAAACCTGGAACCCATAGTCATAAACTTTACAATATTTAAAGGATCAAATTTTTCTTTGATGCCTTTTATTCTTGATTCAGTTTTCAAAGATATAGTTTTACCAATAGCACCAAGTACTCCAGTATCTTTCTGAGCAAGCTGGTCAAGCAATATATTAGAAAAATTGGATTTTCTAACTTGTCTAGCCTGTTGATAATTTAGTTTATTATCTGCCATTTTTACTTTCTGTCGTGGTTTGGTCTATCATTAACTGACGGTGTAGTTTGTGATCCGGTTGTATTATTCACGTTAGTTGTATTTTGTTGCATAATTGGTGGTGGTGACTGGTTTTGTGTTTTCATATCTTTGTTTTGTCTAGAGGATTGATCCACATATGTGCCCAAATTTGCGTTTGAATTAACCTGTTTAGGTTTTTTTTCAATTTTAGTAACTTCTTGAGTTTTAGAAAGATTTAATGCCAGTTGTTTTCTTTTTTGAATTCTACTAATCAAACCTGATTTATTTTTAGGATTATTTTGTAAATAAGTTTTAAAATCTTTTTCTATATTGTTCAAATCAATTTCTGTCATCTCATCTATAAATTCTTCGGCTGTTGAAACCGATTTCACTTTTTCGAGAGCAGATTTTAAGCCTTGGCCTCCATATTGATTTCTTCTATCTGTCATATAGAGTATAACTCTAGGATCAGAAACTATTGCTATTGGAAACCCAGATAGGTCTTTCAAAGCAGGCTTAGCAACATATCGGTCATACCAAGCCAATTGAGCATCTAAAAGCTCTTTAGGTCTTGTGTTGGCAATATTTGTCCATTCATTATCAAATTGTTCAGATGCTATAGTTGATTTAAAACTGAATTGAGGATTGTCTTTAACAAAACTACCTATGGAAGACTCGTTAACATTTTTTCCTCCTGAATTTAAACCAAAAACTCCATAAGATTTAATTCCAGCTTTAGGGTCATTATCTACTATTTGACCTACTTTTTTAATAGCTTGTGATGCATCAGAACCTGTTTCAAGCTTAATAGAAGCCGCTGCAGCCGCAGACATACCAGCAACACCTGCGGTACCAGTAGCAACCTTTACAGCAGTTTCGGTCACGGAGGGTTTTGCTGGTGCAGGTGGTTTTTGTGTTGCAGTCGGTGGTTTCACCGGTTCTGGCGGTTTAACTGGTTCCGCTGGTTTGGCAGATGGTTTCTTTGGTGCTTTCTTAACCGGCTGTGTGGTTTTAGGTTTAACTGGTTCGGCTGGCTTTTCAACTGGCTTTGTTTCAGCTGGCTTTTGTGTTGGTTTAGTTTCTACCGGCTTCTGAGCAGGCTTAACTGGTTCCGCAGGCCTACTTGGTTGAACCGGTTTTGTCTCAGCTGGTTTGGATGGTGGTTGACTTGGTTTTGATGGCGCTGGTTTTTTACTGGGAACACCAGGTTTACCAGGCATACTCGGTGCAGTTGGTGCAGCCTTTTCTTTGGCCTTCTTTTCACGGCGAGCAACTCGTTTAGGCTTTGGTCTTCTACGTAAAGTTAAGGCCTTAATTATTTCTTCGTGCCTTTTTTGATCCTCAGAATCTTCTTCTTCTTTTCGGTTGACCTGTTGTTCGTGATCCAGTTTTTCATCATCACGGTTTTGTGTCATCAATTTATAAATTTCACCGAGATATTCGGTGTTAGACATAGGTTCAACAGTTAAATCTTCAACACTATTTTTTCCAAAAAGACCACCAATTTTACTTACGGTCTTTTTTAAAAAACTGGCAGAACTTTTTGTTTTTTCAGATACGACAGGACTAGGCGAATATTCACCTTCATCTTTTTTATTTTTTCCAAATAAGTTCATTTATTTTCTTTGTCGTTCTTTTAGTTTTTGGTTTTCTTCTTCCAAATATTGAATCAACATGGCGACATAGATATCTCGTTCCCAAGGTATCATATTTTCAAGTTC